GTGGATGACCTTATAGACGCGGCGAAAGATCGTGAGACAAAAGCCGCTCAGTCTGAAAAGCTGTTTCAGGACGGGTTTTCCAGCATTATGAACTACGACTTTAGCGTAGCGATGGGAAAGAAGAATGACGATGGATGAAAGCAAAAATAAGATTACCGCAAAGCTGATATGGGCGCGGTACGACAAAGGGCTGAAATTCAATAACGCCATTGACCTTGCAGATTGCGTAAAAGCCAATGAAAATTTCTTCATCGGGAAGCAGTGGGAGGGCGTGGAGAGTAACGGCTTGCCAACACCCACGTTCAATATGCTAAAGCAGATCGTTTTGCATCAGGTAGCGTCCATCACATCGGACAACATCGCCATGTCCGCGTCTCCGCTTGGAGCCGCAGCAAACGACAAGGGGCTGGAACAGATTACGGCCATTGTCAATGACGAGTTTATCTCGCTGTTTGAACGCAACAAAATCACCATGATGTTGCGCGAGTTTATGCGTAATGCCGCCGTAGACGGTGACGGCTGTATGTTCTCTTACTGGGACGCAGACGAGGACACTATCAAGACCGAGGTCGTAGAGAACAACCGCGTTTACTTTGGAAATCCGAATGACAGGCGCGTACAGGCACAGCCTTATATCATCATTTCCCGGCGCGATATGCTGGATGAAGTCAAGGACTACGCGAAGGAACACGACACGCCGCAGGACGTGATTGACAACGTCATCAGGCCAGATAACGACGACAATAACAGCGACATGGACAGGCTCGTAGATGATAAATGCACCGTGCTTTTGTACCTCTACAAGAGCAAGGAAACAAAGTCAATCCATGCGGTTGAGTGCGTACACGACACGATTATACGCGCCGATTACGACATGGGCATCAAGCTCTATCCGCTTGTCTGGCTGAACTGGGATTACGTGCAGAACAGTTACCACGGTCAGGCGCTTATTACGGGGCTTATTCCAAACCAGATGTTCGTGAACAAAGCCTACGCCATGTGCATGATGTCGCTCATGATGTCGGCATTTCCTAAAACTGTCTTTGACAAGACGCGCGTGGACAAGTGGTCAAATCAGGTGGGCGCGACTATCGGCGTAAATGGCCCTGCTACAGACATAGCCAAGATCATTGAACCGGCGCAGATCAGCCCGCAGGTGTCGCAGTTCATTGAATCCGCTATACAGAACACGCAAAACTTCACAGGCGCGACATCTGCGGCCTTGGGCAATACCAGGCCGGACAATACAAGCGCAATTATAGCGTTGCAGAGAGCCGCGTCTATCCCGTCCGAAATTACAAAGCAAAACCTTTATCAGTGCGTGGAGGACTTGGGCCGCATCTACATAGAGTTCATGGCTGAAAACTATGGGAAACGCCCCGTGGACATGGGCGTGAACGACGTTTTGCCCCCTGCCGTTACGCAGTTCGCGGGTGTTCCCGCAACCGCTCAGATGCAGGTGCTGTTTGATTTTGGGCAGCTCAAAGGCTTGCCAATGCTCTTGAAACTTGATGTTGGCGCGTCGGCATACTGGTCTGAGATTGCATCCATGCAGACGCTGGACAACCTGTTGCAGCTCCAGAAAATTGACATTGTGGATTATCTGGAACGCATTCCCGATGGTTACATATCGAAGCGGCAAGAGCTTCTCGCAAAATACAGGGCGTTGCAGCAGCAGCCCTCCCCTGTCATGCCCCAAATGGGCGGCGACCAGCCGCAAAGCGCGGAGGGCGATATAGCCGAGACAGGTCAGTCTGTCCCGATAGAGGGCGGCGGCGGGTACAAGGCGCTCCAACGCAAGGTGAACGAAACCAACACAGTGCCCGCATGATTTTCATACAACCCGCGCCAACCATAGCGCGGTTGTAAATAAATTACATACTCAATCGCCCAACCATAGGCGAGAAAGGAATTTCTCATGGATGAGGACAAAACGCTTGAAACCACGGCAGACGACGACTGGTCAGATATCGACCTCTCCGATATATCCGCAGAAGATACGGAAGATCAGGAGCAGGGCGAGGGAGAGCAGGGCGAGACTGAAAGTGGCGGAGAGGCCGCAGACAGTGGAGAAGCAAACCAGCAGACCCACGACGACGCGGAACAGACAGACGGCACAAAACCCGCAGAGGATGTAACGCCGGATGATGGCAACCAGACCTTCACCCTGAATTACCTCGGAGCGGAAAAGGTGGTGTCTAAGGACGAAGCCGTGACCCTTGCACAGAAGGGCATGGACTATGACCGCATTAGGCAGAAGCACGAAGAAACGCTTTCGGAACTGACCACGGCAAAGGATAAGCTGTCGTTCTTTGAGCAGATGGCGAGTAGTCAGGGAAAGACGCTCGACCAGCTCATAGACAGCGCGTTGGCTGAACAACTGGCCGCCAAAGAGGGGATTGACCCTGCTGTGGCGCTGGGCCGTGTGCAGTTAGACAGAGAGCGGAAACAGCTTGAAGCTGAAAAGGCGAAACTCGCCAAAGGCGCGGACGAAAAGGCAACAGCCGAACAGAAACGGCAGGACGATATAACGGCGTTCCAGAAGGAATACCCGGACGTGTTTGCCAAACTTGCCACAGACAAAAACGCTATCCCGGCCACTGTTTGGGAGGACGTGAATAAAGGCGAAAGCCTTGTGGTGGCTTATGCCAAATATGAACGCGCACAGCTAAAGGCTGAGTTGGAAAAAGCTAAAGCCGAAGCGGAGAAGACGAAGCAGAAACAAATCAACAAGTCTCGCTCCACAGGCTCACAGACAACCAAGGGCAACACATCGACGGAAGATCTGATAGACCGCCTTTGGAATGACAACTGAATAAAGAGCCTTGTAGGTAGCGGGCTGACATACGAAAGGATAATAATTTATGCCTACCTACAATCTCGCAACCAAGTATGAAACCAAGCTCGACCAGCGGTTTAACGCTGGCTCGTTCACTGACCGCTGGACTTCCAATCAGTACACTTTCGATGGCTCTAACGCTATCAAGGTGTGGACGCTCGGTCAGGCCAATATCAACGACTATACTCTGACCCCCGCAACCGGCGTTTCCCGCTTCGGCGCGATTCACGAAGTTGAGGACGAAATCAACACTTACCAGCTCCTGAACAAAAAGTCCTTCAATGAATCTATCGACGAAACCAACGTGCAGGACCAGATGTTCATTAAGAAGTCTCAGGCGCTCATGAAGCAGTTTTGGGATGAGCAGGTTATTCCCACCATTGACGCTTACCGCCTGTCTACGTGGGCGAACGGCGCGGGCCTCGGCCTGATTAACGGTACTGCGCTGACTTCCTCCACCATCGTCAAGGCGATTATGACCGCCCATGCCGCGCTGAACAACAAGCGCGTCCCCCACGCGAACCGCTGCTGCTTTGTCACGGAAACGATGGCGATTGAAACCCGCCTTGCCGACGAGCTGAAGTACAACGACGCTGTTACGAACAAGCAGATTGTCAACGGCCAGATTACCACCATCGGCGGCTATCCTGTTGTCGCTATCCCCGATGATCTCATGCCGACCGGCGTTGAGTTCATGATCAAGTACAAGGACGCATCCGTTGACCCCATGAAGATGAAGATGCTCCGCGCGATCACCAACTCTGAAAACGTGTGCGGCATTCTGATGCAGGGCCTGTGGCGGTATGACAGCTTTGTGCTGGCGCAGAAGTGCAACGGCATCTATCTGTACTCTCAGAGTGGCACCGTGGCAACTCCCACCGGCGATAATGGCTCTACTGCCAGCGGCAAGGTTACGCTTGGTTGCACCACCGGCTCCGCTGTTATCAAGTACACCGTGGATGGCAGCAATCCGAAGGTTTCCAGCACCGCCGCTACATACAGTGCCGCGTTCACGTCTCCCGCAAGCGGCTCTATTGTGCGGGCTTACGCGTCCAAGGCAAACATGACGAACAGCGCGATTTTTGAACTGGAAATCGCCTGATAATGACACAAGGGGCAAGGCTCACAACCTTGCCCCATTTTCAAGAAAGGGGTAATTCCCTATGGCTACAACGGCACGGCAGGTGTTTAACCTCGCTATCGCCCTGATGGACGAAATGAACGAGAACACCGGCGCAACAGATACAACCGATACCAAAGAATACAAACTGCGCACACCGAACATTTTAAGCGTACTGTGCGGAGAATTGTACCCATACTCTGATGCCTACACACTCAATACAGACGGTACACGCCCGATATGCCCCGCAGTTGAAACGATTGAAAGCACAATCGGCCTTGATGACACTTTATGCACAACCGTCCTTCCCTATGGTCTGGCGGCACACCTTCTGCTGGGCGAAAATAACGTCATGGCAGGCTTTTTCAATCAGCGGTATGAAGAAATGCGAGAGAAGCTGAAAAACATTCCTGCGTCGTTTGAAGCCATTACAGACACTTATTCCAGCTGTGGTTATAACCCGTACAACAATTTCGGGCGGTGGTGATATATGGCAAATATTAACACGTCTCAGGCAGAAACGACATTCCAGATTAAGCGTTGGTTCGGCCTGAATGAGAACCCGGACGGCGACATCTCTTTGAAGATGGGCGAAGCCGCAGAAATGCGGAATTTCCGTATTACCAAAGAAGGGCATTTGCAGAAACGCCCCGGTTATAAAACCGTGGTAGACCTCGGCGCGGAGTGCAAGGGCTTGTGGAACGGAAATGTCGGCGGGACAGAGTACACGCTTGCGTCCGCTGGCGGCAAAGTCTACAAGCTGGACTTGACGCTGAAAACCAAAACGGAAATCGGCACGATTGCCACGGCGCACACGACGTTTTTCGGGTTCGGCGGCAAAGTGTACATCCTTGACGGCACCGGGTACTACGCATGGGACGGTACGACGTTCGCAAGCGTCAGCGGCTATGTGCCGTGCGTCTATACCGCCACGCCCCCGGCTGGCGGCGGTACGGCCTATGAGGGCGTGAACAAGCTGACGGCGAAGAAGTCACAGCAGTTTTCTTCTAACGG